TTCTTGAAACCTGTAATAGCGATTCTTCTACCGCTGTATTTCTTACACATTTCAATGAAATCAGTAACTCCTCTGTTTCTATGCCAAACTGGTATAATCTTATTCGAAACAGATTCTAATATAGCCCTTAATTCTAGAACTTTATCATAACCGATAACATTATCAACATCCATTTCGAAAAATCCTTCTATCTTAGGATTATTTGTGTTTCTTGCTATAAAATCAGCGAAGTCTTTAGTATAGCCTTCCCAATCTACTTTCAAACCGTGTTGGAATGAGTGAGCACCACTATCGATTAAAATGTGATTTATATTTTCAGCCATCTTGTCGAACTTCTCTTGATTATTCTTGAGATAGAAAAACGACATCAAACCGAAATCGCAATTACCACCAGTAATCTTATCTGCGTTGTTTTCCATTGTTGCTAAGTATAGTTGCATTTAATTTCTCCCACTTCTTTATTTTTCGATTTATCTTCCAGCACGGATGAAAGCAAGGTTTCCATCTACACTTCTTACAGATGTTTTTCACAATAACTCTTTTAGAATCTCCATATCGATTTCGATATCTGGCTCGCCCTTTTCAATTTTCTCTAAGAACTCTTCCATTAACACGCAACCTTCATTAAATAATTCTTTATGCTTACCGTGTTTGTTGAAATCGTATGGTGGTGGTTCGATATAATTATCAGGTGTAATACAACCGTTCTCCTGTAGGCTAAATAATTCCATATATTCAACTACTGGTTTACGAACCTCTTTAAAAAATTCATTGAACTTCGTATACAGTTGATTCAATCTATCTTCTGAATTCTCTTCAGCAATTCTAGTTTCAATATCAAATAATGCTTGAAACAGGACATCTCGCTGGTTATTGTCCATCTTTACCACAATTATACTGCTAGGTAAAGAATCTTTCAAAGAATTACCAGCAACTACCTCTAATTCAGTATTAACTAATATCGGAAGATTCCATTTGTAAGTTACTTGTGGCATATCTTTCCATTTTAATATATTTTTATCGCATTTATAGAATTTCATACTAGATATCCTCAGAAACGTTCGTTTGTTCGTAAGCAACTTTCTTTTCTAAGTTACTAGCACCTTGCTTTAATCTTAAACCGATATAAACGATACCTTCACCACTATTATACTTTTTGAACTTCTTGCCTAGGTTTCGACCGAAAATAGTTTGATTTGTTCTCTGGTCTCTACGCTGACAGAATGCTCTGAAATTATCATAAAGCGTATTCGCTCTTTCGAAATATGATGGCTTACATTCGCAGTATTCATCTATCCATTGTTGCGTGATATCCATTTCCTTGCGATAGTCAGCAGTCGCTTGCTTAATTGCTTGTGGTTGTTCGAGGCCTTCTAACTGATACATTTCATATCCTTCTACTAACCAACCAAGAATTTGAGGAACTTCTTGTAACAATTTCTCTCTAAGGTCTTTATCTTCTTTACCGGTAAAATCAGTTGGAACTGGAATCTTAACAATTCTTCTCCAAATACCTTTATCATTACCTCTAATAACTGGTTCATAATTCGTGGCCATCCAGAATTTACAAGTTACTGGGAATTCGAATGAATTAGCGTATAAAAATCTAGCGACCTGATTACCGATACCAGATGTTAGTGATTTGACAATCTGTTCATCCATTTTATCACCTGATTTAATCTCTTCGACCGCACAGAACCTCTTACCATTTAAACGAGCGATTTCTTCTGAATTTTGAGTACCAAAGTTAGTTTCAGTTAATAATTGCGGCTTACTTGTAATACCATATCCACCAAGAACAGTTTTAATGACATCGAGTAATAGTGATTTACCGTTATTACCATCACCATGGAGAATAAACATAACTTGTTCTCTAGTACTATTTGTAATACTATATCCTAGTGCTTTATGAACATAGTGAATGACATCTTCATTTCCACCAAAGATTTCAAACAAGAATTTTTCAAACCTTACAGGTCTATTCTTTCTATCTATTTCACAATTAGTAGACATTGAAATCATCTGACCTCTATCATGAGGTGAAATCTTATATTCCTTTAAATCGATAACACCTGATTCAGTACAGATTAAATATGGATTTCTATCAAAGTCAGAATTTAATACTGGAACACCGCTAATATGTCTCGCTTCTTTTAAGAGAGATTCTTTACCTGCTGAACTGTAGATATGTTCGATATTTTTCAGAATTCTCATTCTTTCATTCATATCGTTAACTGAATTACTTTCATACATCATTTTCTCTGCTAATATTTCAATGAAATTCTTAACTGATTCAGTTACATCATACTGCCAATACTTACCATTCCATACCATCCATATCTTGTTATCGAAATTGTATCTCAAATCATTTCCGAATAATTCGATAAATCTATGAGCGTTTCCTGTATCATTCAGGTCATATTTTTTAGCATTAGCGATAGGTTGTACAGGTATAATACCTATAAAATTATTAGCACCTCTGATTGTTTCCAAATCATAACCTTTGAACCATTTTCTCTTGTGCATTTCATCCTTAGATTGAAAGTAAGGAGACATTTCAAAGTATTTTTTGATTTCTTGTTCATTGTTTTTGAGATAGAACGCTAACTTACAAGCAAGCGCCATATCAGACTCAGATTCATCAGCACCTGAACCAGGAGCAACCTTCGTCCATAATTCTTTCAATTTACTGTCTTTTTCTAAAACTTTCTCGATATTAAATTGACCTTTTTTCATATACTTATCGAGAATATATGTGATATCGATTTCGCTAATACTATCACCAGATATCTTGTTACCGGTAATAGTTACGAACTTATTTGTATTATCAGAAATGTAAATCTCTAAATTGTTTTGTGAATTCTTAATATAGTGAGTATCTTTATCAATTCTTACTTGTGTTTTAAAAATAATACGAACGCCAGTTTTACTTGGACTGTATTCAGTATAGGATTGACAGAAATCAATAATATCTCTAGCCATTTCGGACATAACACCATTTTCATCGATACAGTGGTCGATGTCAATAGCGCTATAACCACGAAAAATACCTAAACCGATACCACCTACTTGTTTTCCATTTTCGAATTTTAAGAACTTGTGAATGTTGTTCAATAAAATTGGATAAGTAGAAAATGTAGTTTCGTCATTGCTCTTAGCGTATTGACCGGTCGATAAATTGAAAGGTACTTTACCTTTATCAGTTAATCTCCAGCCACACCAGAGTCCGTTCATTTTCAATTCGGATGGTATGTTTCTTAATTCTATATTTTCTTGCATTTGATACCTCTAATTAAGTGATAGATTATAAACTACCTAATAGAAAGAAGGAAATCTTAGTATGGAATAAGCAAGGAGTGCAGAAAACTTCCTCTATCAAAGTTTTAGGAGATAATGGTGAAGAGCCCCGGAGTTGCACCGGCTTATATACACTGGCTACTCTTCGTAAACAGATGGTCCGCAAGAACGATTGATTATATGGTAAAATTGTTATATGTTATGACAAACATCAGGAGAACCGCAATGAATTCCATCTGTCTAGATAGCGCAAACCTCTCGGAGAAGCCGCTACCTGAGTAATCACCGCACCACTACGTCGTTTCGTCTACCTTTTGGATAGTGCGTCAATTCTGTTTTTCGTTATTAAAATGGTAATTCGTCGTCTGAGATTTCTTGTAAATTACTACCAACAGGTTCATCTCCTTGTTTTGGTGGAAGGTCAAGTTTCTTTAATTCAGGAACTTTAATTCTTCCTTCTTTATAAGCATCAATTGAACGGAATTCAACAACTCTAGATGCGACTTTAACATTACCTTCGCCATCTAAGTATTCTTCATCACCGAAAACTGCGATAACATTTTTACCGACGAGTTTCTTTTCGTCCCAGTCCCACTGATAACCTGGATTTGTTTTTTCAACGGCAGTAATAAAAGCCTTAAAGAATGGGATAGCCTTTGTTTTATAGGAACGACAGGAACGAGAAGTATCTGTTAATCCTGCATCAACAAGTGCTTTGAAATAATTTGCGTATTCACCTTTAGTGATATCACAATAGATTTCTAAATACTCTTTATCTGGAACATCGACTACATTTGTAATCTTAACTCCGTAAATACCAGCAGGTAATCTCTTAAATTCTCCTGCTTCACTGATTAAATCATAACCTTCAATTGGTTTCATAAACTACTAGTTTCCTTTCTTATTTATAGTATTCTCTGATTTTATTTGTAACTAAATCACAATCATTATCGATATAAGTTTCATCGAACATTCCGATTGGTGATTTAGTAACATCCAAGCCATCTGTATTAGTAGCAAAAACATATTTACCATCTAACTTCATTGCGTGTAGAACGATAGTGAACATACCTTCTACGCAAACTTTATCGTCAAGCAATTTACCGATTGTTTTTGGTTTGCTTTCGCCCATATCATTTTTCTCTTCATGCATAGTAACATAAACAATCATATCTGCTGGTAATTCATCAGCAATGAACTTGATTAATGAATAGAAATTATCTGCAATTTCATTATATAAATCGAATTGACTATTTCCTTTTGCTTGTCTATGACCAGCCATAAACTTACTAGTCATAAGATAGCCAGCGTCATCGATAACTGCGAGTTTGATACCTTTTTCATAAGCAGCCTTTAAAGCACCTTTAATCTTAAGGTATTCGTCGCAATTCATGATTTTTAAGTTTTCGTTATTCTTGAATGGTAATGGTTTTTTATTCACATTAATAACGAATGCTGTTTCTTTGATATTTCTTAAAGATGCTGATTTTCCAGAGCCTGAACGGCCCATGATTAATACTGGTAACGCCATATTACTTATTCTCCCATTTAATTCTTGTTTTTTCTAACTTCTTATCTTTATCGATATAATAATAGCCTGAGTAAGCATCTAATTGTAAGTCATAACTACCAAGTTCAAGTTCTCTTAATTTGCCGTCACCTTTGATTCTAAGATACTTATTGACAGTATTATTTGCTTGTTGAAGTTTCCAGCCATCACCGAAATCTGCTTCATCGAAATAAACTCTTGTTCCGTCAATAGCGATTCTAACAAAACCGTTTCTACTAACATTTGGTAACACTTTTTCTAAGAATCTGATATTGAAATAAATCTTTCCATTATTAATGCTTTTTGTGATAACGACATCTGCGTTATTCATTCCTGCGTTTGAACTTTTTTTACTTAACCATTCCATTATTTAACTACTCCTTTGAAATAATCTGTTATATCAATTGTAACAACTTTACCACAAGTTAATTCTACTTGAACTTTAACTGATGGTTTTAGAATCATGTACTTATTTTTATAATCTGTATAAGTATCAATTCTTTTATCTAGTTTTTCCACATCTAGATTTTCAATTATTCTAGAAATTAAATCTTCTAACCTTTCTTGCATCTACTCTTTCTCACTTTCACAGTATTTTTAACTAAATTCACAAGTAATTTCTTAGGATAGACTTTCTTAAACAGCGCATAAACAATAGCAGTTTCTAAGCAATCTTTATCACCTTTCATTCTATGAACTGTAACGCTGGAGCCGTCTAAGAATTTAACAGTTGTGCTTCTTCTGAAACTACACTTATACACTTGAACTGGTGTAATGCTTTCTAGAAAACCATCATAACCTTCGATAACTTTATCTTGTTTCTTAGATTTTTCTTTTAATGCCTTCAACTCTTCTAATTTAGGAGCAATCAAGATATTAAAATCATCTTGTAGTTTTTCGATTGCATCCTTCATATACTTATCAGGTTCGAATAGAATTTTCATTAACTTATCTTCATTCAGTTTCAATTTCTCATCCATTTTCATTCTCCTTCATGCAGAATTTACAGACATCACAATAATACTTACACTTCAGATACTCGCCCTTACGAACTTGAATCTCTCCAGCACCGTCGCATTTATT